TTTCAGTAAGTACGACAAGAAAGCAGCTACAGTCATGCTGATGGCAGCCTTTCAGGTGCTGTGGGAAGTGATGAAGGATCACGAGGATTACGATGCTGAAACCCATGAGAGGTTCAGGAACTTCGTATCAGGAATGGCTGATCCGATTGTCATGATTGGAAAAGACGTCTTCAGAAGTGGAGGAAGTGTTTGCTCCGGCATTCTGCTCACTCTAATGCTGAACAATATCCTGAACAGCCTTTACATTCGTATGGCGTTTTTGAATCTCTCACAAGCTTACGTAGTCGATTTATTAAGCCAAATTCACCTCAAGAAGACGCACATCCTCAGTGACGTGCAGAAGAACGAATGGCTGTCGGCTCACGGATTGGCTAGTGAAGACGTTCCGGATATGTCTTTGAGCGAACTCCGAGACTACATTATCGACAAGAAAGGCGTAGACATTTCACGGGGGTCTCGCCAGCTGTTTACCAGTTGGGAGGAGATCAACGAGTTATTGTTGCAACGCAGTCCTGATGGTAGTATCAACACATTAGGATTTTTCGATGAACACATTCGTTTCGGGGCCATGGGAGATGATCATGTCAACTCTTTTAGCTCATTCATATCGGACAGATTCTGGTCCTTCAGTAGATTGCAAGCGTTCTTCGCGGCAATTGGAGTTAAAGTGACTCCTGCTAAGAAGGATGGAGACGCGTACGACTACATGGGATTGGATGAGATATCCATCTGCAAGCGCAGATGGAAACATGGTGAAGGTGAGTTGCAAGGCAAAATCCTCGCGCCTATAGAATTGCCATCTATCTTGAAGATGGTGTCTATGGGAGTACACAATGACACGCTTTCACACAATGAGTGGAGCGCGGCTCCCCTCAACAAAATGCTTTTCTTGGAAGTTATGATGCATGGACCTGATGTCTTTGCTGAGTTCTTTCAAGAGGCTAACCCTCTCGTGAAATGGATGCGAACGCAAGGGATACGCATTTACTCATATCACGAGTGCGTAAATATGTACTTGAATCAAGAGGCGGATTGGGCACAAAATGTCCCTCCGTTAGATTGGAATGAGTACGATTTCGAAATGGGCTAAGCTGTGATGCCCCCGCCAATCAGCCATGTATTATAGTTACACCATTGTACGATAATGGATCGAGGTATGTTGTACATTGGAAGGATAAACATGAGAGGGTGATGAGTATTTACTCACTATGACGATGAACCGCACCCTTAGCAGGAGCAGTAAAAGGTATTCGTCCCTCGTTCCCTGTCGCAACACGATTTCATTGTGGG